CAGCCATGTGTTAATCGTTGGCCTTGACACCTGAAACTTACGTGCAAGTTCCGACTTGTTCACCGTGTCAGTTGCAGGTGTAGGTTTCGGTTCCGGCACTGTGCCAGTTGCGGGTGCAACCTGCGCATGTTTCGGTGCCGGTTGCGGTGTAGGCTGCACCGTGACTGCATCTACTGTAACCGGTGCAAGTTGCTTGACAGTAGCAGGTGCAACGTAGCGCCGTAACATGCTGTCAGTAAGCGCAAGTGCAACCTCGAAAAACGGCACACCAACGCCGAACGCCAACGCTACACCTGCATTTGCACCCCGACTCAGAAACAACGACACCTGCAACACGGTTGACACCAACGCCGCAAAGATGGCAAATGACGTTGCAACTGTCCTGGTGCTGCCATCCGTGATACTGGCAACGTACACCAGGACTGACAACGTGCCACCGATTGCAACTGCTACGATCCAGGCAGTCACGCCGTCGGCGGTGTGCGTTGCCTCTGCCATGTCGTGCAGGTTGACGATTGATGCAACTGTCAGGAGTGCCAACAGCGCAAGTGTAACCCGTGACACCCAACGCTGCACTTGCGTGTTCTCACTCATGATACAAGTTCCATGTATGCACTCCTGACAGCCTCAATCACGAACTGCACAATATGCGCCTCATGGCACTCGCCATTGAACAGAGGTCTTCCGTCCGGCCATTCAATGTTCACAAGAAACAATTCATCCGATTGCGCTGCAACGGTGCAGGCGCAATGAGTCTCTTTGCGAATCTTGTCGATAGCCCATTCGTAGCCGTATGTCTCACTAATGAAGTTCATGCCTGCACCGCCATCGGAATCCGGTCAATGTCCGGCAACCCATCGCCGGTATCAGTCGTACCCCGCCCGCCCCGCTTGCTGACTGGCGCAAACGCATCGCCATCAGCATTGCACTCAGGACACGGGTAGAAATCACGACGCACCGTGCCATCTGGCATGATGGTCAGGCTACCGATTTCGCCCCTGTCTCTGCACCGCTTGCAATTCCACATTGTCTGTCTCCCTTCGCTACTCACTCACTCGGCTAGAAAAATCCCCCCGCCCATTCTGCACAGAGAAAACTATGGCACCCGACCGAACCCTTTCACTAGCCAGTGTGCAGCACTGGCACCTTCGGGCGGGGGGAGTGTACACCCTATGCGAACACGCCTTCTGGGTCTTGTTCGGTCGCCGTTTCCAGCGTCACCGCTTCGACTGCGGCCTTCACCCGTACCATGCACTCATGGTAGAAGGTGACGTAGATTGCCATTTCGTTGCCCTGCCACTTGCCGCCGAACTTCTCACGCTTGATTTTGTCCATGAGATTCTTGGCGTGTTCGGGATGGTCAATCGCCCCGATGCCAACAGCCCATTCAAGCGCATCAACCGGCTTGGCCCACAGGCTGACTTCCTGCGGAACTTCGATGGGTGCAGCGACCGGCGTGGCGACTGGCGCATGACCGTTAGCCTTGCCGTTGCCGTTTTGCTTTGGCGGTTCCTGCGTGACGGTGAACTCAGCGTCAACGTAGTTGGTTGCCAGGTCTTCCACATCCTGCGTGTAGAACTCGGATGCGTTGACGGCAATCAACGTGGCGGCAACCAATGCCCGCTTCTGCGCCATCTTGTCAACCGTGTTCACAACGTCAGCAACGTCAGGATTCTTCACCTTTCCAACGTCCTGACGTTCGATGGCTGCGTCACCTTCCTTGTACTTCTGCCCGCAGCCACCCTTACTCTTGAGACAAACCCAACCGCCACCCCAATCGCTTTTCCCCTTGATGATGGTGGACTGCCCACAGGACGGGCACACGCGCTGCGCGTTGCGGTAGCGATACTTGCTTTCCCAGGAGTTGCACGACCCAACGCCTGACCCGATCATCGTGCCGTTGCGGTACAACTCGCACCGATAGCGGTACAGGAAGAACGCTTCGTTACCGTGGTCAGCACCCGTCCAGTCCTCAACCCTGCCAGCACACCGTCTAGCCAACTCGCTGACCTATCAGCGCCGCCACATCGAATGCGCCAGCAGGCAAGTTAATTATCCGTAGCCGTGGCCGTCGCCGTAGCCGTGGCCGTAGCCGGAGCCGTCGCCGTAGCCGGAGCCGTAGCCGTGGCCGTGGCCGGAGCCGTGGCCGGCTACGTCGCCGTAGCCGTAGCCGTCGCCGTGGCCGGAGCCGTCGCCGTAGCCGGAGCCGTAGCCGTGGCCGTGGCCGGAGCCGTGGCCGTCGCCGTAGCCGGAGCCGTCGCCGTAGCCGGAGCCGTCGCCGTGGCCGGCTACGCCATTAGCCTTGAACATGCGACTTGTACCCCTCAATGCTCTGGCGTGCCTTTTCACTGCACGCCGTCGCGCTGTACTCCTCTACAATTACCTTACGCCCGACGGCTGCGCTGATTTTGCAGTCTGGCGCAAGGCCATGATTTGCTACACCCTCATACCACGACTCCGACTCGACTGCCGGACGGTGATACCACAGGCGACGCGCGTCACGTAGGATGACGCCTGTTGCGTCCGCCGCCTCGACGTATCCGGCATTCACCCCCTCGTTGCGAGATCGGACGATGACGTATTGTCCGATCATGCTGGCGTAGATGCCGTTTGCCGCATCTGCCTTGCCAAACAGCGCCGGGAACGCTGCGGCAATCTCCCGAATCTGACCAAGCGTCAACTCATTGATGTTTACCATTGTTATCCCCTTGTTGATGTGTTGATGTGTTGATATGTTGCCTGCCAGCGCACCGTTTAGCCAACTCGCTGCCCCATCAGCAGCGCCGCCAAGACGAATGCGCCAGCAAGGTGAATCCTAGTGCGCCATCTCCGGCACGTTTGTCAGAGTCACGTCAGCGATGGCCGCCTTGTCGTCGGCACGCTTCTTAAGACCGTCGAGCAGCGTTGACATCTCTTTGACCGTCAGATCGCTTGCCGATTCGCTACGCCCACCGGTGACAGCCTTGACCAACTCCGCCCGCTTGGTGTCCCAGTTGTCGGCGTAAAGCTGTTTGCCAAGCGCAAACAGCATCTTATGCTGTTTCTCCGTTGCAACATTTCTCTCGATGCGTGGCGTGGCGGGCGATTCATCCTCAAACGGATTGTCGGCGTGCCCGTTGGTTGGCGCTTGCTTGGCCGGCTGGCGCTGTGCAGGTTGCGCACGATTACCGCTTGCCTCATTGCCGTCGTCGTCATCGTCGGCGGTGATTCCGACAATAGCGGATAGCTGGTAGCGGCGGAAATACGTCATCACGCTGCCAAGCTCTTGAGGCTTGCCAACATGCGGCAAGGGCATAGCAGATTCAATCCACTCTCCAGACATGTGCATGAGTCGAGTCGTCAGCATCACAATGTCACTCTGCATGGAAACAGTCTGCACGTAACTCAGACCGTTCTGCGATAGCGGCTTGCGGATTGCGTCAGTGATGGCGCTCAGCGGCGCATACTTGGACTTGAAAAACGGATTCTCCGCACTACGGGCAGGATTGTCCATTGCCCCCTGAGCTTTTGCCAACGCTTCGGCAAGTTTCCCGATGGTTTCACTTTGCATGACATCCTCCTGTGCGTTGTTGTCGCAGTCGCACCCCTGCGATTGTGAGCGGCGACGTGCAATCACCGCAACCCCACTAGCAACGCTTGCCAAGCCTGTACTACTCTAGCCATTTCCAGTTTTGTCGGTTGACTATGCGGGTAATGGTTGTCTTATGGACACCGTACTCGGTAGCCATCTGCAAATGTGTGACCCTGCCCGTTTCGTATCGGCGAATTTCTCGCACATCATCCTCGTTGAGAATCGCATTTGGTCGTTCCGTTCCACCTCAACTTCATGGGTAGCCCCTCCGAATGTCCTCGTAATCATCCTCAATCGAGGACAAAAACACGTCAAACTCTGCGTCACCCTTGCCATTCGCTGCCATCACATCGATGACCTGACAAGCGGCATCAGCGTTCATAGCGTCACGATACCCGCTGCGCTGCGCATGTGTGGTGCACGCAATCTCCGGCGCACCATCGGCGTACATGCGAAAGCCCTTTAACCAGCCATCGCCGCCGTTATCGTCTACCGCTACAATCCACACAGGCGCTGCTGTCTGCACATTTACCTGCTTGCCCATTGTTGCCTCTTTCGTGATTCGGTTCAACTCGCTGATAGATGCTAGTCTATCACACGTGAGAACCGTTGTCAAGCGCTTGACGCAATGAATTATCTTGCATGATTGACAAATGCAGGCGCAAGATGTATCCTTATGGCAGAAAGGCAGGTGATGCTCAATGCAGAAAGTGCAGTTAAACCGGCGCTTCATTCGGATGCGCATCGAGGAGCTTGGGGAAACTTTGGCGACGATCTCGAAACGGTCTGAGCTGGGTATAGCGACATGGTATCGAATCGCCAACAATTCAGAATGGAATTGGAAGGCAGAAACGTTGGCGACACTGGCAAAGGAATTGCAGTGTAGTCCCACAGATTTGATCGAAACAGAAGGCTACCCGTCCCCCCTTGTGGAATCCACAGCCGTGTCGGTTGTATAGTTTGATCGCGCGCTATGGCTTTGCGCCATAGCGCACTTTTTTTGTACCGATGCACCGAGATAAGTTGCGCCGCCGATGCTCATCGGCGGCGCAGTGGGCTAAAGGCGGGATGCTTGCCGCTGGCAATCGAGAATAACGACCTGCACCACGCCGCCAAACAGCTAGGCCGCCTGAAAGCCAAAGCCAGCAAAGGGCGCTACCTCATGCACAACATGCCGCAAATGTGGGCATACGATAATGAGGCGGGAAGTTGATTCTTTGCGTCCAAAATTCTCACACGTGATTGACATTCTATCACGCATGATATAGAATAGGGTTCTACAGTGTGTTTTGTAGGGTAAGGAGTTGGGCAAATGGGCGAAAAGGCTTTGCTGTGGTTCTCCCTGCGTCGGATTGATGGCGCATGGCGGTGCATCGTCTGGAGTGGCGTTGCGCCGGTGTTTGTGAGTTACGGCGCTGACCGTGATTCGCTATGGGCGCAAGCGTGGACGCATCTCCGGCAAGTTGCGGAGGTGGCGGCATGACCATCTACAAGATTGCATTTTCTGACATGCAGCTTGCCGGAAAGCTACCTAACGGGCACACGGAAGGCGCAGCGATTCCTGAGGTCGTCACGGGGTGGCGAACACCCGACGATGCTTACAACTGGGCGATTCAGTTTGGTGCAAGTCGTGATCGTGATCACGCTCGAACTAAATTCTCGCAGGTTGTCGATAGCAATGGCGGAAAGCTGACCGCCGAAAATCTCTACACGGTTTTTGCGGACTACTACCACCGTCGCCGCTTCTCCAGATTCAACGCCAGTTTCGAGAATGAGCAACTGATACAGTCTGACATCGCATGGAAGATCAAGCAGGGGTACGCATTCACAACCTGGCACCGTAATCAATGGCGTGAGTCTGCCAACTACGAGGTAGGGCAACACTTGGCGTTGGACTTCGACGCCGGTGACGTGACCAGCAGCTTACCCCACCTGCTCGAAGACAAATTCGTGCAGCAGTATGCGGCGCTGGCGTACTCGACGCCATCCAGTCAACCGGAAGCACCTAAGAGCCGGGTTGTGTTCGTGCTCGACACGCCGATCATGCAGGCGAAGAACTACGTGCTTGCATCAAAGGCGATGCTTTGGCTATTTGGCACGGCTGACCCCAAGTGCAAAGACCCATGTCGATTTTTCTACGGTTCGCTGAATTGTGAGTTGTCGTTTCTGAATCACGTGCTACCCCTGGACAAAGTGAAAGAGATCATCAACCAGTACATCCAGGGCGGCGCAGAGGCAAAGCAGACCCACGAAGCGCCACGCCAGGACGTGAACTTTGACGGCGATGCTGGCCGGCTGATTCGTTACTGGCAGCGCCGTGTGGAATCCGCTCGCAGTGGTGAGCGCAATGATACGCTCAACAAAGCGGCGTACAGCCTGGGTGAGTTGGTGCGGGCTGGCGCCATGCCATCGCACGAAGTTTACAGCGTGCTCGAACCCGCTGCCATGCGTGCCGGGTTGCAGCGTGCGGAGATTGCCAACACCATCCGTAGCGGTTTGCGCAAGTGGGCGGCGTGAGGGATTGACCAGAGTAGGCAGGTATGCTAAAATGAGTTTCAGCGAACAAGTGCCTGAGAACCATCTGATCGCTACACAACGGGCGTTTTTTGTTGCCCCTCATAAACTGCATACCTGTTCGGTGCAAAGCGCACCGTTCAACGTTGATGCTATCAGGAAGCGGAAAACGCCCACTGTAGCGAATGGTTCTCAGGCCACGTTGAACGGTGCGCTTTGCGCGTTTTATTTCAGGAGGTTGCAGGATGACTAGTCAGGTTGAAGACCGCCGCCGATTGCCGATATTCATTCACAGCACAATTGACGACATGACCGGCATTACGCCTAACGCTATGCGTGTTTACATGCACCTGGCGCGGAGGGCGGGCAAGAGTGGATTTGCATTTCCAAGTTACCAGAGCATCGGCGATCATTGCTTTTCTTCTGTGTCAGACAACCACGCCACTAGACGCAGTATGGCACGTAAAGCCATCGATGACTTGATTGCGCACAAACTGATTGAGAAGCGTGCCAGAGTTACGGGCGATGGCGACAGTGATAGCAACGGGTACGTATTACTTGATACCGGTATGCCTATAGACACACCTATGCCTATAGACACACCTATGCCTATAGACACACCTATGCCTAATAAGCACACGGGTATGCTAAATAGGCATACGGGTGTGCCTATAGGCACCAAAGATACTCCAATTGAAGGTTCTCCAATTGAAGGTTCTCCAATTGAAGAATTGTCTATCGACAATGCGCCTAACGGCGTTGTGCCGATGGCACAAACAAGTATTGTATCTGCGCTGACACCATCCAACGGCAATGGCAAGCATGAAAAGCCAAAACGGGAACGCAGCGACAAGCAGAAGGAACTAGACGACTGGGTAAATGCTTTGGCCGTTGCGCTGGAGTTTGACGCCAAGATACCCGGTGCATACGCCAAATGGACAAAGATCGGCAAGGGGTACGCTGCTGCTGGCTATGTACCCGCTGATGTGCTGGCGTGGAAAGAGACGGCGTGGCCGCTATCCTGGCAGTATGAGCGGGGATATAAGCCATCAAAGAATGTGCTTGATGATGGCTTACCGGAGATTCGGCGCAAGCGTGAGAAGTTGGAAGCAAAGTTGCGCCCCACGCCGCCCAAAGCGCTTGGTGTGGTCAACATCGACGGCAAGCGAATGCAGATACTCAAACACGCTGACGGGCGTGAAGAACTCAAAGAGATTGTCGAGGTGACAGCATGAGTGCTGAGCATGAGGTTTACATGGCGTTTGCACGGGAAATCCTGCGGCGCTCGATGGCAGAGGAGGACGTTGGCGACTTGCATCACTGGATGGCAGAGCAGATGCTGCGCATCGGCGGCGCTGGTGACGACAAAGACGGGCTGATGTTCTGGGAAGATACATTCGACTTTTACGATGCGTTGCTGAATCGGCGGGCGTTGGATGCAATGGTTCCACCGGGTGAGCGAAAGTCTCTGGCGTGGCCTTGGCAGTCATGGAATCGCATCATTGACCCGTTGCCGCCTGGTATGCTGGCAGTCATCACGGCGGGCGACGGGCAGGGTAAAACCATCGTTGCGGAGTGCATCTCTGAGTCGTGGGCGTTGCAGCGTAACCGGGTTGTATACGTGCATTACGAGCTAAACCATAGCGTCATGATGGATCGGCGTTACTCACGCCATACCGGGCTGACGGTGCGAGAACTCAAGAGCGGAACGTTGACGCCGGAGGGGATGCAAGCGATCAACCGGGCGCACGGCAAGCTGAAAATTATCCAGGGCGGCATCACGTACCAGCACAGCGCCGGCTGGACGATGGAGCGCACAATCGCCCGCTTGCGCCAACTCAAGGCAGACAATCTGTGTGATGTGGTCGTGGTTGACTACCTGGAGAAGAATGCCGCCAGTCGCCGCCAAATGCATATGTTTGGCACGAGCACATTTCAACGGGAAGCGGACAACGTAGAGCAGATCAAGAATTTTGCCGAACAGACGGAGACACCGGTCGTTTTGCTGGCGCAACTGAGCAAGGCAGGTAAGAAGGGCGATTTTGATGACCTCGACAGAACCGCCATGCGTGGCGCTGGTGAGAAGTCAGAGAAGGCGAATGTCGTCATTTTGCTACACCGTGACAAAGAGGATGGCGGCTATAGCAACCTGCTCAACGTGAAAGTAGACAAGAACACACTTGGCGCTACCGGCTCTTTTGCGCAGTACATGAAGCCGGAGAATTTTACAGTTCTTGAGCTTGAGGAAAAATACATCCCGCTTGACTATTGACAAAAACTCTCACGTATGATAGAGTTGCGTCTGTCAGTGAGAATTACGAACCACAAGGGGCAGGCAATGGACGCATTAACTGAGTATCGAAATTTCATCGCCAACAAAAGGCCGGTGTTTGGGAATCACGGATTCGCCGTGAATCCAGCGCAGGTAAACGAGCTGCTGAAACCGTTTCAGCGTGACATCGTTGTGTGGGCGGTGCGCAAGGGGCGGGCGGCGGTGTTTGCCGATACCGGGCTCGGGAAAACCTTTATCAGTCTGGAATGGGCACGGCTGATCGGGCGCAAGACGATCATCGTTGCGCCGCTGTCTGTCGCACGGCAGACAACCCGCATGGCCGGCGCTCTTGGCCTGGAGGTGCGTTACGTGCGCACGCCGGAACAGGTGACGGGCGATCATTTGTTGTGGATTACCAACTACGAGATGATCGAGAAGTTTGACGCCTCACAGTTTGACGCCGTTGTGCTGGATGAATCGAGCATCCTGAAAGCCATCGCCGGCAAGACACGCCGCACGCTCACAGAGATGTTTTCCCGCACGCCCTACCGCTTGTGTTGCACGGCGACGCCAGCGCCGAATGACTTGGTAGAGATCGGCAATCATGCGGAGTTTCTGGGCATAAGCACGGCATCAGAGATGAAGGCGATGTTTTTCATCAATGCCAACATCGACCATTACATCGATTTTGCAGGCGTGCGGATGCGGCGCAAGGGCAGCAACGCCGGCGGGCAAGAGTGGCGGCTCCGGCATCACGGCGAGGAACCGTTCTACAAATGGACGGCATCCTGGGCGATGTCGATACGCCGACCGTCCGACCTGGGCTACTCTGATGACGGTTATATCCTGCCACCGCTGACCGTCACGCCTGAGTGGATTGACTACACCTACATCCCCGATGACCGGTTGGTATTCACTGGATTTACGGGCATCAAGGATTTCTTGGCATTACTCCGCAAGACCATCAACATTCGATGTCAGGCGGCGGCCAGCCGTGTTAATGCCGACAATGACCAGTGGATTGTCTGGACATACCTGGAAGAAGAATCGACGATGGCTCACAACCTGATACCGGATTCGGTCGAGGTGAAAGGCAGCGATTCGCCTGAGTACAAAGCGGAGATGATTGAGGCGTTTCAGGATGGCAAATTCCGAGTGCTGGTCACCAAGCCTGACATTGCTGGATTCGGTATGAATTTCCAGAATGCTAGAAAACAATACTGGGTGACGGTTCGCTACTCGTGGGAAGAGTGGTATCAGGCGATTCGGCGCTCATACCGCTTTCTCCAGGATCGCCCGGTGCAGATTTACGCCAGCCTCACGCCGCAGATGCAGGAGGTTTGGGACACGATTCAGGACAAAGAAAAAGTCGCTGCGCACATGAGTGAGCAACTCATCAGCCACGTGCGCAAGTTCGAGTTGGAGGAACTTGGCGATGCGGCACCGGAGAAGCGGGCGTACACGCCAAGCAAGCAGATGCGGATTCCGAGATGGTTGGTTTCAGAACAAGTGCAAATGGGGGTGCAGGCATGAACGTCATGAATCAGTTTCTTGGTGAGAATTTTGCAGCGTATCACGGCGATAGCGGGGAAGTACTGAAAGGCCTTCCTGAGAACTCGATTGACTTGTCAGTGTACTCGCCACCGTTCGCTGATCTGTTTGTGTACTCAAACAGTGAGCGTGACCTCGGCAACAGCCGCACGCCGGCTGAGTTTTTCGCTCACTACCGCTACATGATTGCTGAGATTCTGCGGGTGACGAAGCCTGGACGCATCACGTGCGTACACACGGCAGACATTCCGGCCATGAAGGAACGGGACGGCTACATGGGAATGAAGGACTTCCCTGGCGCTGTAATCGATGCCTACGAATCCGAGGGGTGGATTTACTGGGGGTATGCGGTTGTCGCCAAGAATCCGCAGGCTCAGGCGATTCGCACGAAAAGCCATGCGCTCCTGTTCAAGACGCTTGCCCGTGACAGCGCCAGCAGCAGACCGGCGATTCTTGACCGTGTGCTGTTTTTCAAGAAACCCGGCGAGAATGCCGTCCCTGTGACGCCGGTTGAGAATGGCGAGATTGACAACGAAATTTGGATCAACTGGGCGGGCGGCATCTGGACTGACATCCGAGAAACCGAAACGCTGCAATACAGCACGGCACGTGACACCAACGACGAAAAACACGTAGCGCCATTACAGCTTGATACCATTCGCAGGTGCGTCAAACTGTACTCAAATCCCGGCGAAACTATTTTGACGCCATTCATGGGGATTGGGAGTGAAGCGTATGTGGCTCTGCAAGAAGGCAGGAAGGCGGTTGGCGTCGAGTTGAAAGAGACATATTTCAATGTTGCAGTAAAAAACTTGAGAGAGTTGGAGACATCACGGCGTTTGCCTAGCCTGTTTGATTTTATCGATGTGGAGATGCAAGCGGCATGAATGGCAAGAAGATTTACATCTATGGACTTTGCGATCCGGAAAGCGGATTGATTCGGTACATAGGCAAATCCATACGTCCCAATGAACGGCTTACTAATCACATGAACGATCAGGGAACATGCCATCGTACCAATTGGCTACGTTCCCTGAAGAGCAAGGGACTCAAGCCGAACTTGGTGATTTTGCAGGAGTTGCCAGACGACGCAATTTGGCAAGATGCAGAAAAGGCATGGATTGCCTACGGTCGCAGTCAGGGATGGCCGCTTGTCAACAACACAAGCGGAGGCGATGGCGTATGCGGATTGCCTGAGGAAACCAGACGACGCATTTCTCAAGTGTGGGTAGGCAGAAAACACAGCGACGAAACAAAAGCGAAGATAGGTGCAGCAAGCAGACTCAAGAAAATGCCAGAGGAAGCAAAGAGGAGAATCAGCGAGTCGCAAAAAGGCAGAAGGATAACATGGGCAGACAAGTTGCATTTGGCAGTCAGGAAATTCACGGAGCAACAAGTCGAGGAAATATCAAGGCGGCTTGATTCTGGTGAGTTGGTAAAAGATTTGGCCGAGGAATATGGAGTGCATCGCACGACGATCAGCAAGATAAAAACCGGCACCTACTTAGAGCAAAAGCGATACGGTAAGCGCGCAGAGGAAGAATCAGCATGAGTAAGTGGGGTGACGCTGTGCTGAAAATCGCCAGCAGCAATCCAGACGTGCGGGTAGTGGACAATGCTGATGCGCCCGCTATACCCCATGAATACGTATGCGGTTTGACGGAAGGCGAAAAATCGAACAAATATGTGTTGCGTACCGCTACGGAAGCAGAAGAACAAATAGCCCTGTTCACGTGGCTTGACGCACACAAGGTGAAGCACCCGGCGTTGGCGTGGGCGTTTCATGTGCCAAACGGGGAATGGCGTCATCCTGCCACGGCAGGGCGTCTCAAAGCGCAAGGCCAAAGGGCAGGAGTGCCGGACATTTTGCTTCCCTGCATCGCCCATGACGCAGGGGCAGACAAGACCTACGTAGGTCTGGCGATTGAGTTGAAGCGGGCAGACCACAGCAACCACACCACGCCGGAACAAGACGATTGGTTGGCGTGGCTTGACAGTCAGGAGTGGCGCAGCGTCGTGTGCTACGGGGCTGCTGAGGCGATAAGGGTAATCAAGGAATACTTGGGGATGGAGGTAGACAGGTGACAGCGTTTGACATCGTAACGGAGTACGTGCAGCGATACGGCAGTCTCCCGCCAGAGGGTGACGAGTACAACGAGATTGCAGACTACGTGCGTTCGACCGGCGTAACGACCGTTGTTGGGTTGCCGGAACCTGACAGCATCATCGCCGTGTGTGCCATGCTTCGGGCACGGCAGCAGGAAGCGTCGGGACAGGGGAGGTTGCTGTGACCCGCCTGCGCCTGCATCACGACGCCTGGTGCTGGCTGATGATTCTCGCCATGCTTGGCGTGTTCGTGGCGTTGGAGTGGTTGCGATGATTGTCGCTGCGTTTGGCGTCATCGTCGGTGCGATCCTGCTGATGTGGGCTGTGGGTGCCGTGGCAGGCAGGGCCGATGACGACTCGGACGCCATGTGGGAAGAAATGCAGAGGATACAGAAGGAAATGGAAGCGTGGGAAAGGATTACGAAGTCATGAATCTCGCTGAGTTGATTGAAATCGTTCTTAAGTCTCGCAGAAAAACGGCAGGCGTGTTCCCGTTGCCTGCCGTTGACAGTTGTATCGACTACGCCATCACGGAGGCAGGAGAGTACCTTGACGCCCTGCTGCGTGAACGTCGGCGCAGAGACTTGCGCAACAACGAGAAGGATCACGACGCCAGGCGTGAGTGGGGGCAATGTGGCTACATGATTTGCAGCGCATTCATCCAGTTGCCACCGAAGGCGTTTGAGGGGAGTTGGACTTATGACTGCACAGTCTATAGCGTGCTGACATGGCTATGCCTGTACCAAGATGCCGAGGATGATACGGCATTGCTGGACGCATTGCAGGCGTGGGTAAACTTGTGCGACCGGGAGGGATGGGACGCAGCCGACCTGCTGCATGAAACGTGCCAGGCGTTCGAGGCGAAGCACGGGCCAAAGAAGATTCCCTATCCTGTTCTGTCGGCTGAGGAAGCGGAGGCGTAGTATGTGCGAGGGGCATGTGCCATGCGTGAATTGTGGGAGTGCGGTGCAAAAATACCTGACAAGCGGGCGATGCTCAAGGTGCTACAACTATCTGCGGCGCACCGGCAGGGAACGACCACTATCCAGAGTGGCAAACTGCATCGACTGTGGGCGTGAAATTACAATAGGCAACTCACTATCGACGGGGATTTGTCGGCGCTGCAATGCGTTCCTGTGGCGCACCGGCAAGCACTGGACTCCTGACATATCCATTCGTAGCAAGTACGATCCTTGCCCCATCTGCCAGGATTGCAAGTCTCGACCGTCCTACACGCAGAAACCACGCCCGATGTGCCGGCGCTGTTCGGGATACTGGAATCGCACCGGCAAGCGCCGCCCGAAATGGCGTGATGCTGAGTCGTGCAAGGTGTGCGGCAAGCCACGGGTTGAGAAATTCTGCTTTGGTCGTTGTGGTGCTTGCTATGACTACTGGCGGCGACATGGCAGGCGTGCGGAGCGTCCGGCTGAACGCTGGGAACTTAGCCAGCACGGTTGGTGCGACTGCGGCAAACCTGCCACGCACATAGCGCATGTGCATATCAATCGGCACATTGACGAAATTCCGATGTGTGATGAGTGCTACGCTGAGGAAGTACGCCAGCGGCGCATCTATGGCGACGTAACGCAACGGGCAGGAGTGAATCAGCAACATTCTACCCGTTGAAATTGTCAAGCACCTGTGCTATACTTTCCAAAGTGTTATGTTTTGCGCAACACTTGGAGATGCAAGGCAATGGGCAAGCGACAGCAGGAAAAGTTAAGCGCACCGATGCTGCAATGGCGGCGTGTGCGCTTTTTCGTGTTTGGCGAGCGTACATATACCGTCGCCTGCATTCGCCAGTATGTTGCGCCAACCGTGCAACCGATGACATTTCCAGGCAACGCCGTACAGCGTGATTCCCCTGGCAATGGCGTAGTTCTGCCGAACTAGAGTATCTAATGGCGACACGCACCGACACATTCGACCGGGCAAACTCCAGTAATCTTGGCGCAGACTGGGCTGAGGATTCCGGCGATTGGGAGATCACATCAAACAATGTCGCCAACGTCACGACGGACGGTACGTACCGCAAATTGCGGTGGGTGGGTGCGGCGATGGACTCGGCCAACTACTCGGTTGAGGTGGTGGCACGGTCGGGCGACAGCAGCAACGGGATCGGGCCAGCAGCGCGGCTGGCAGCATCGAGCGCCGTGACGTATTACGGCTATGTGATTTTTGGCGGCGACGCTACATACCTGGTCAAGATCACGGCGGGCGGCGAGACGATTCTCGACACGGGAAGCGCCATCACTGACAGCACGAATTACACGCTGCGGCTGGAGGTTGATGGTAGCACGATCCGTGGGTATCTCAACGGCGTGCTGGATGTCGAGGTCACCGATGCCAGCCTCGCCAGCGGCGGGCCAGGGATTATGGCGTATGGTGGCAATAATGCCAACACCTACGTCACGACGTGGACAGCGAGCGATTTGGCGGCGGCGATCACGGGGTCGGCGGCTATCACGCAATCTGATCAGGCAGTAGCGGGCGTTGGCTCAGTGGCGTTGGTCGGCACTGCCAGCATCACACAGGCTGATCAGCCAGTCGCATCGGTTGGCGTTGTCGTCATTGTCGGCGCATCGTCTATCACGCAAGCAGACAATACAATCGTATCGACAGCGGCATTGGCCGTGCGTGGCAGTGCTGCAATAGAGCAGGCGGCGCAAAGTGTAAGCGCCGCCTGCACGGTGGCCGTGCGTGGCGTCGTCAGCGTAACACAGACAGATCAGTCGGTAGTCGTTGCTGGCGTTGTCGCCATCGCTGGCGCTGCATCTATTACGCAAGCAGACCATACGATTGCATCGGTCGGAAACGTTGTCATTGTCGGCGCTGCATCTATCGCGCAGGACGACAACACGCTATCATCTGCTGGCAATGTCGGCAACATTCCGATTGTCGGAACGGCTGATCTGGCGCAAGCAGATCACACAGTCAGTGCTGCTGGCGCTGTGGCAATTGCTGGCAGTGCGTCCGTAACGCAGGATGGCAATGCAATCGCATCCTCCGCTGTCGTGGCGGTTGTCGGGGCATTGTCCATCACGCAAGCGGATAACACGTTATCGTCTGCTGGCATTGTCGGTGATGTGCCCATTCTTGGCACGGCAAATCTCACGCAAGCAGGCGATGCGATTGCCTCAGATGGCACGGTGGCGATCACCGGAGCATTGAGCATTACGCAATCGGCGCAATCGCTCGTATCTGCTGGTGCTATTGCCATCGCTGGCGCTGCGAGTGTGACGCAGGACGGCAACACGTTGACCGCCATTGCAAACGTGGCGGTTGTCGGTAGTGCCGCAATGACACAGGATGGCAACACGCTGATCGCAACGATGGCGCTCGATTTGATTATTGCTGTTGTGAGCGGTGCGATACGTGGCACAGGCGCAACTGGCACAGCATACGGAATGAGTGCAACCGGCGTGACGTTTGGAACAAAATCGACGGGGAGTATCTAATGGCACTGGCATCAGCGATGGTTGGCGCAAAACGCCCGTCGCAAACAATAACGTGGACAGATGACGAGGGCAACGTTTTCGACTTGACCGGTGCGACCATCACGGCACGCATACGCAACCGGTCATCCTATGTCACGGTTGCGAGCGATGGAACATTTACAATCACGAATGCCGCTGCTGGCGTTTTCAGATGGGATTATGGCGCTGTTGACGTAACGACTGCGGGGCTTTATGAAGTGCAATTCACGGCGACATTTGGAAGCAACCCGACGCCAGCAAAGTCGGTGACGGAGCTTTGGGAAGTCAAGGAATCTATCTAGGAGGATGACATGGCATTGCAATATTCGGTGACGGTGCGCAACGCACAACTCGACGCAGTAGAAACGGCGGTAGGAACAGCGCCGCTGCTGCGCATCTATTCGGGTTCTGCACCGGCAAACTGTGCGGCGGACGCATCGGGCACGCTGCTGGCGGAAGCGACGCTACCGTCGGATTGGATGGCGGCAGCCAGTTCAGGCTCGAAAGCGCTTTCCGGCACGTGGCAGGATGCAAGCGCCAACGCCACCGGTACGGCCGGCCATTGGCGCCTGTACGACTCCGGCGGCACGACGTGCCATGCGCAAGGCACGGTCACGGCGACGGGCGGCGGTGGTGACATGACGCTCGACAATACGTCAATCGCCAGTGCCCAAAGCGTCACGATTACGAGTTTCACAATCACGGCTGGCAATGCGTAACTTGCCAGCATAGGCGCTTAATAACGAATGCGGGCACACATTGCCCGATGTGTGCCCGCAATCGCATCATGATTGCTGCAATAGCAATATCGTCATTTTGCGTCGTTTCCTTCGCATGGGCAACGAGGGGCGGACTATAAATGGGCAATGAATCACATAAGAGTGATTTCTCGGCAGTTGACCGGCGAATAAATTATCTACAGCAAGAGCTATACACGTATGACAAATACCTGCGGAATCCGCAATCGCAGGGCGATCTAGGCGCACAGGCGAAATTTGCCATCGATGCGCAGGGCGATCAAGAGGAACTAGAGCAACTGATGTACTTGCGCAGTTTGGCGACGGTGGCAAATAAGCCGACAGGTATCAAGGCTTGGCAAGCGTTGATCCTGGTTTTCTACTGTACGATTGCGGTGTTGATTGCCGTGTTATCGTTGTGGTTGGTATCCGCATCACACTGAGGCTGATATGGGCATTGATGAAATTCTCAGGACAATCATGTACGTGCTGCTGATACCCGGTCTGGCGTATCTAGGCGTCAGAGTGTGGAATGCCGTCGTCATGCCGGAAGTGCTGAGGCGTCCAATTGCCGTCATGTTGTGGTTGCAGAGTGGCATTTACACGCTGTTCATGGCGGGGCTGCTGTTCCTGCGTCTGTCGCAACCTGTGCCGGCGCTGTTGTGGGTCAATACATCGCTAATTGCAGCGCAATCGTTGATGATCGTGTACATCGCATATAAGGTTTGGCACAACAAGATTAAGCCTCTCTTGTCACTGGTCATGTTGCTTGTGTTGACAATCCTACTGTTGGGCTGAGGTGAGGCATGGATGAAATAGAACCGTCGGCAATTCCCGATGTAATCCTTAAGCAGAAGCGTGCAATCGACTTGTACCTGATTGCCGTGATTGCGCTGGCGATCATCGGCGTACTGTCCATTGTTGGCGCTATGATTCTAGCGGCGTGGGGTAAAGCCGTGCCGGGCGAAGTGTGGACGGTCGTCGGCATTGCCGTAGGTGCGTTGAGCGTCATGCTTGGTGGGGAGCGGGCATGACTGAGGAACGTGCGCTTTACTATCCGTCACTCGACACGGGAATTGACAAGCCGGAAACGTACAACAAACGCAACGACCGGCGTGTTATGGCGTTGGAGGCAGAAGTCAATCGCCTCCGTGACCGGCTCGTACATCGTTACGTCAACGATGCGGAGGGTGACGGGAGATGACACGCACACGGCGCAACCCATTTAACGGTCGACATCTAGAATTGATAGGAGCGTAGAATTGGCAATCGCAGGCGGTGCAACAACGGCGTACAGATGTCAGGTTATCGGCAGTGAATTGTTTGTCAGCCGGACAACCATCCAGCGCAG